AGCTCTTTGTTTTTGCGCTCTAATGCCTCAACGCTGCGTTGCAGTGCGTCGGTATTGTCACCCCCGGTAGCCGCAGGCTCCTGGGTTTGTGTTTCATCAGACATGGATAAGCCGCAGGCTTAATTACACTGCCATCGTAATGGCGCGTGGTGATCGTGTCAAAGCGTGAATGGGATACACCAATCCGTGAGCCGTGGAATCCGCTAATTAAGGCATGCCTTGAAGCGGTAGATCGCCACGAGCACCTGTACCGCAGCACCGGCAACGGCTGGCATGCGGCCAAAGCGCAAGACTTGCGGTGGTACGTCTCAGAGCTAAAGGACTGGATTCACCGACAGGAAGCGGTTACCACTTCACCTTGTCCGCCCAAAACGCTGGTGACATCTTCCCGCGAGCAATGTTACTGGCGTGCCTTGCCTTGAATGATGCACGCCTAGCCTTGTCTGCGTCTGATTCATTTTTGCGCGCTGGGCTACCGCTGACGCCTTGCTGACCAAACCGGATCAGCTTGACGGTCTCGCCTTCTTTAGCCAGCACCGCATGCGATTTGGTCGGATGGTTTGGTGTCCGTTTGGGTTTGTTGTAACCCTCAAACTGCTCGCCGCGGTAGGTGATCATTTCTTGGGTTTCTTAGCGGTCTTGGCTGCAGCCTTAAATGCAGCAGCACTGGGGCGACCTTTTTCACCCTTGCGTGCCATGCGCTCTTTACTGCCAGCCTCGATGCGCTCGCGCTTGGCGTGGATGTTGGCGTAAAGCCCAGGCTTTTTGGCCATCACTTTTTACCTTTAGGTTTACGGGATTTACCAGCCTTGGACAGGGCGATGGCAACGGCTTGCTTTTGCGGCTTGCCGGCGTTCATCTCGGTTTTGATGTTAGCCGAAATGGTTTTCTGGGAACTACCTTTCTTGAGTGGCACCGTACCGAGCGCGTAGTTGACCTAAGGTTAGCTCTGACCCATCGTCACGGACCAGCTTGGCAATAGCGTCCTTAGGTCCGTACTTGGCTGACAGCTTGTCAAAATAGGCAACCTTGTTGGCACCAAGCGCTTTTGCCTTGACCGGTAGCGGTTGTTTAGCTAGCCACTGGCCATAGGATTCGTTGACTGGCACCTGCCCATCGGCACTGGCGCGGGTGCCTGCTGGTGGTGGCGTGAACCCTAGTTCTTTGTAATCAATGACCGGCACGGTGGTGCTGCGGCAGTTGAAATGCTGCGGCGGCGTCGGTCCTTTGCCGTATTCAAACTCACGGCCATCAAGCGCCCGACAGATCGCGCTGGTGCGGGTATCAAGCGTGGCGACGTACCGATACCGCGGTGTGATGTCTTGGTTTGCCTCGTACACCTGCTGGCTGGCGGTGTTGGCCACCTGATTGATGCTGGTACGCACAAGGGCAATGACCTGATTGTCCGCCACTGCTGTTGCCTGCCCGCCTGCAGCGATGAGTTGCTTAACGGTTTTGGCCTCCTCGCCAAACTGCAGGCTGCCGATCAGGCGCTTAGCAATGGCAGGTGTCGGCTCGCCGGTCAGCAGCCCTTGCCGTACCACCTGCGAGAACCGCTCCGCCTGATCCACGGCAATGCCGCGAAATGCTTTGGTGACTACCTCGCCGTTGGGCAACGTGATCGTGGCACCCTGCGCAGCGGTCAGGCTGAACGTAGCCGGTGCGCCCTGCACTGCTGCGAACAGGTCATCGCTCAGTGCTACGACGTTGAGTTGCGTCGGATCCGTCGTAACCACGCTCTGCGCAAACTGCGGGCTGATCTCAACGGTGCGCACTGCATCACGAGCGCCAGCAGGCAAAGCACGCCGTAGCTGATCAGTTACAAACTCAGACTGCAATTGCGCGATGCCCTGCAGTTCACTGGCCGTGATCTCCGTTGCATCACCCGCCCAAGTGCCGAGGCTGTCCTTTAGCTGCGCCAAGATCGCCCGTAACCTGGCAGCTTTGACCGGTGCTGCCAACTCATCAATCGTCCGCAGTTGATTGACTGCATCAATGATGATGTCGTTGTAGGCATTGATGATGCGCCGCGCAACGCTATTGCTGAACCTATTAAGGTCAATGGCATTGCGGTATAGCGCTTCTGGTGTGCTCATGAAATCACGCCCAGTTGCTCAGGGCGATATTGCGATCTGATGCTTACATTGGCGCCACGAAGCAACGCACCCTGCACGGCTGCAGCGAAGGCGTCGTAACCGTTCTGGCCGTCTTCCATGATGCGAAATTCGTCTACTTCATCAGCCCTGCCGTCTTTGTACCATGTCAGCCGGATGACAGCTAACACCTGATCAGGCAGCTCGCAAACGGTGTAATCAAGTTCTTGCTTCCTCGGCTTCTTCGGCTCCATCCATATCATCAGGCCCACTAGCCAATCTGTCAGCTTGTCCAGCAGACGGTAGATCAAGCCCCGCATTGGATGTGGCCTCCAGTTCCTCATCTACATCAAAGTTATCGCCTAGCACGTCACCTTCGGCGAGTTCGGTCAGCAGCGTTTCTTGACTGATGGTGCCAGCGGTGTAAAGCGACAGCAACGCGGCGATGTCCTGCGGTTCAAGGCGTGCGCCGAGGAAATCGCGGTTGACATAAGCGCTACCAGCAGCGGTTGCATTGCCGAGGTACTGCGCATGCCACTGCAGGCAGTTGTCGATCATGTCTTGCATGTTTTGCGCGATCACCATCATGGTGCTGTCGCCTTGGCTGCGGTCAATGCGCTTCGATTCTGCGGTCTCGGCGCTCAACTTTTGGCCTAGCACTGCAGACAGCCCTAGCTCGTTGATCTGCAACGCAAGCTGCTCAAGCCGGCGGAACTGTGCCTCGAAACTTCGGCCTGCTGGTTCGATGTACTCGGCGCGGCCTTCAGCGGGAAATGCGATCGCCTCACCAGGTCCGGCTGATACCTCTTCGGCTGCTGACGGGAACCCGTAAAACGCCAGCATCGGCACGGCTGAAATGTGCAGTTGGTTGTCGAGGTCCGACTGCACTTGGTAAGTCTTGAGGTTTAGCTCGGCGATGTCTTCAAGCGGCGGACGCGACTCCATGAAGCCATGGCGCTGCGCGTAGGCAATTGTGAACGGGATCTCGCTAAGACTGGTACGGCCTTCATCAACTACGGTGAACTCACCACTGTCCTGCTTGCGGTGGATGCGGTACTCACCAGGCGTTAGTACACGCACCTGCTCGACTGCCTTCTCGCCAAACTCACCATCGGGCACTGTGACCACTTCCGCCAGCCGGAGTTGCGTCAGCACCTGCCGGCCTTCTTGCGTCTCAGTGCGCCAGCCAAGGATTTGTCGAGGCGTGTATGTCACCCAATAGGGTCGACCCCCATTAGCTGGTGCATCCACCAATGTACCAATGTGGCCATAACGGACCATCTTGCGGGCTGCTTCATATGTCCAGACGTTGAGATCATTGCCTTGGAGATCGACATCGAATAGTTGCTCACGGATGACATCGGCGGTGTCATCCAACCGCACCGGCTTGCGGGTCAGCATGCCAGCCAGCATGCGCTCTAGGCGGATGTAGTACGGCGGGCAGACGCTACGAGCTAGGCGGTTGTCGTATGACTCGTCCAGCTCGCGTGGCTCTTGCGGCAGGTAACGGCGATGCTTTTTACGCATGCCGTAGGTGCCTTGCAGCAAGTCTTCAATCAAAAGCCAATGCGGCTCTTGCGCGTACCACGACGTATTAGGGTCATTGACCTTTGATACGGTGCGCTGCGCAAGCGGACGGTCATAGAAGTTGTAACCGCTATACACAGCGCGTAGATGCTATCGGTGCCTATAGCTTACGGCTTGAGTGCCGCTGTGAGTTGGTGCTGTGTGGTTGCCAGCCTCAATGCCGATCATGGCAAAGACGGCGGTAACCATCAGCAGGCAAATGGCATTGTTAATGCGGTTGATCATGGTTGGAATCCGGTGGACACGCCCAAGATACCACCCATTGCCGCCGTGGTCAACCCTAGTAAAGCCTGACGCCGGTGCCACGGCCAGCGCCAGCGTGCAGCGGGTTGAACTCACGCCACACCAGGTAGCCGAGCGCGTCGTTCATGTGGTCGAACCCTGCGTCCTTGTCCGGCTCGCCCTTGTCGGTGTAGCTCTGCAGCTCTAGGCACTCGATCAGCCGCTTGCAAGTTTCTGACACTTGCAGCCTGACCTGCCCTTTGCCATTTTCCAGCAACGCCTGCACCGCTGCAACCCGATCACGGACAGCAGGGTTGCTGCGTGGTGATTGGTTGGACATGCCATAGGACTCAAGGATCTGGATGTCGGTCTGCGCTGCATTGGTACTGCGGTTGCCGCCACTGGCATCTGGGTAGACGTAAATCTGCTGTTGCGGATGCCGCCTGCGGATCTCCTGCGCCAAGGCGTCGGTGTCATGCGCTCCGGCGATCTCGTCGATCACGACCAAGCCATTGCCAACCCGAACAGCAATGATGGCAGACATGTTGCCGATGTTGAAGTCCACGCCGACACGGATGGGTTCTGATGCAGTATTTGGCGGTTCGGCAATGCAGTGTTTGTCGCGGCTGAAACGGTCATACACCTGCCCTGTTGTCAGGTTGACGAACTCGCCATCTAGGTATGCCCGTAGCAGGCTCGGGTCGTAATTTGCCTGCAGCCGCTCGATAAAGTCTGGCGGCAGGTGCGGGTTGTCCGCCGTGCGCATCTTGATGAGCTGTCGATCTGGCCGCTGCTTGGCTTCATCACTGCCAAAGGTGTTCCACATCCAGCGGAACCCCTCTGGCGTCGATGCCGCGCCAAACTGCCGGACATTGCCGCTGCGGAGTCGGCCGAGGATCTTCGGGAATGCCTTATTGGCGATGCTTGGCGTCACGGTGTCGATCTCGTCCGCCAGCACCCATGCAAGGTTTAGGCCGATGATGCGGCTCCAGTTTTCAAAACTGCGACACAGGATCTTGGTGTCACCACCTGGCAAGTGCAACATATATTCCGGTAACGGGCTTGCCCTGAACGTGTACGGGATGTCGTACGCCTCAAGGAATGCCTCGAAGTCGGTCTGCCAAATGTCCCGGATCAGCGGTCCAGTTGGCTCCATGACGCAGCCGATGAATCCCTGATTGGCCGCGGCCAGCATCACGGCTTTGGCGCACAACGCCCGTGTCTTGCCAGCGCCGTATCCCGCGCTGATGCCAAGGATCTGCGTAGCGGTGTCATCCACAAACGCAAGCTGGCCAGGGTGCAGGTCGTCGCGGATGCGGGTGATCAGGTCGTCAGTGTCTTCAGGCGTCTGCTGCTGCATGAACGCAAGTAGCGGCACATCTTCGCAAATGCCAGACAGCAAACTCACGACATCTCAAACCGCAGCAGCTTGGCCTGATCCTCTAGAGCCTTGATGGCAATACCAAGATTGCCTTTTGCGTGCGCTTCACGTTCATATTCCTGCAAGCGGCCAATGGCGCCAACAAGCCATTGCGGCCTTTCTAGTTCGGCATCAAGTTTCTGTAAATCTCTAGCCCTTGCAATATATGTTTCCGCTTGGCGTTCGCTAACTTGCCACTCTTCCGAAGCATAGCGAACAATTTGGGTTCTATTGTAAGCGCGCAAAAGGAGATCATAAACGGTATTTATCCGTTGATCAATCTCAACGTTGGTGCTTTTGCGCGCCATTGTATTACTCCCAAATTTGGATTGGCATGATGAGATACGTCTGCTCTGTCATGCTAGTCGGCCTTAGCACGACCGGTGTCGTTGCACTATTGGCCGACAGTGTAACAGTCTCCGCTTGGCGCATGGCTTTAAGACCATCAAGCAGGTAATGCACATTGAACGCCCATGTGCCGGTTGCTGTGCCTTCGTAGGTAATCAGCTCTTTGCCGTTGTTGGCATCGGCCTCGGCAGTGATGGCCAGCGCACCAGCAGTGGCGACCAGCTTGACCACGGAGTTGTGCGCCTCTGCGATCAGGGCGACACGCTCCAAACAGCGGGTAAATCGGTGTCGGTCAAGGATCATGGCGTGCTCAAAGCTGGCGGGCACCAGCGCTGCCACGTCGGGGTACTTGCCGTCAAGGATGCGGCTGTAGATGGTGATGCCATCACCGGCGTCGATCACCGCTTGGCCGGTTGCTGCTGCCACGGTGACGGTGCGGTTCTGCAGCAGCTTCATGGTGCTGGCTGGTAGTACCAGGTCAATGCCATCGGGCAGCGCTACGGGCACACGCATCAGCCGGTGGCCGTCGGTGGCCTCCATGAACCCGGCTGCCATGTGGACGCCTTGGAGGATCTGCTTACTGGCATCGGTGCTGACGGCTGCCATGCAAGCACGCACACCAGCGGTCAGGTCCAGCTCAGCGCTAGGAGCCTTCACAACCGGCATGGCGGGGTAATCGGCTGCATCCTGCACAGCAAGCCCATAGGAGCCGCTGGAGGCGCTCACAGTGCCGCCTGAAAGCGTCACAGGCTCGCCATCGTCCATGCGGCTGACCAAACCCGCCAGCAGCCGATACGGCAGCGCCACGGTGCCAGGTGTGTCGATGGCTGCCGGCACGGAGACCGTGATGCCGAGGTCTAGGTTGAAGCCTGTGACGGTCATGGTTGCGCCATCGGCAGCAATAAGACAACAGCTCAGGATCGGGTGGCTGTTGCTGGTGTTTATGGCTGGTGCAATGGTGCGCAGCGCATGGCTGAGATCAGCCTGCGTGGTGATGAGTTTCATGTGGCGGCTTCGGTAAGGATGGAAACAATCCGCTCGTAGTCAGCGGCGAAGGATGCAACCAGTTCAGCCGGGATTGGCTGCTGGTCATCTTGGGCATTGTCGCGGATGGCAGCGGCGTATGCGAGCGCGTGCTCCATGGCGTCATGAAGCCGGTTAATCACGAGTTGCTGCTTGGCTGCGATGTTGATGAGATCCATGTAATGACATAAGCGACAAGCTGCTCGACCATGCGACGTGGGATGTCCCCACGCACATTGGCTAGCGCATCGGACACTAGCTGGTGGTAACCGGCGACAGTAAGGCCGTGTTGACAATTTGAAACAAGTGCCCGCGAGCGCACCAGTTCAGATCGGGTGATGCCTGCCGCTGCGGCTTGCTGGTCCAGCACTGCGAGGTCCGCAAGCGTGAACCGGACTTTGATTTCCTTCATGCCAGGCACCATAAGGCAGTTCCCCACCTACCAGCAAGGTGGGACGAGGTGGGGTACCGTCAAAACCCAGTCACAGAGCGGGAGTTCCCCACGTACCCTACCTAACCCTACCTATATCAAAACAAATAAAGGAATAGAGAGACGCGTAGGGGAACGTAGGGAAGTTTCAGACCGAGGTGGGACGTGGGACAGGTAGGGTACCTGCCTGACATCGGCTGCAGCGCAAGGCATCTGGGCGATTCTGAGGTGGGGTACCCGTCCCACCTAGGTGGGGTACTACTTCCGGTAGACGTACGCCCTGCTTGACCCTTTGCTGCTGCGGTACCGCTTGTACCCGAGCCGCTTGAGCACGTCCGCAACCTGCATCTGGTCCGCCTTGGTCTGGCGCTCAACAGGCTTCTTAATGGCCTCAGTAAGCAACTTCTCAGTGGTCAAATCAATCTCACCGTGTTTACGCAACCAGACTTCAATTTCAGCCTGCCAGGGGTTATCAACAACATAGGATTCATTCTCGCTGCTTAACTGTTGCTCATACTTGGCAGGCAGTCTGCTGGTTTCACCGTTCCGGTATGCAGCAACGGCAGCGGACCAGATTGCATCGCGTTCAAGCAATAACGCAGCAGTGTCAATTTGGTCTGCTTGGGTTTTAGTTGTAGGGATAACCCAGAACCGGCGGTTACCAGTTTCATCGACCAAAAAGCCGGTGGTTCGGTTGGTTGTGCCGACAATAATGCCACGCCGTGGAAATGCTTCAGTGGCCTTGCCGTAGGGCACGCGGAACATATCAACCGCCTGCGATAGGAACGCTTTGACCTGACCTGCGTGCTTGCGATTGGTCACATGGTCAAGCTCTGCCCACTCCATGATCCATGAGCGGTGCAATACCATCAGGTCATCTTTTGAGCTGATGTCACCGAGTGCATCGCTGAAGAAGTCATGGCCGAGGCATGCCCAGAACGATGACTTGTAAGCGCCTTGGTCACCCATGATGACGCAGGCGGTGTCATGCTTGCAGCCAGGGTGATAAGCGCGGGCAACAGCACCGATCAGGGTGCGTTTGAGCATCTCGTCGTAAATGGTGCTTGGCGTGTCGGTTGGGCGCAGGTAGGCAGTGGACAGTGCTTCGATGTAAGCAGGTGCCACCGTGGCTGCAACGCGGTCGAGGTACTCGACAACCGGGTCATACGGCGACTCATTGGCCACCTGCACAATGCAGTCCAGGGCTACCTCTTTGGAGACCTTGTAACCCATCTCGGCCAGGGTGAGGTAAAACCGCTCGGCGCCTTCGATTGGCGCACCGTCCACCTCAATGCGCTGGGTGAAGGTGTTGTAGCGGTAAGCGCTGTCGCCGTGCCGCAGCAGGTTCAGCAGCTCTGCAGCATTCATCGGCTGCAATTGCGGGTTCACCGCTGATGGCGGCTGCTTGCTTGCAGGCCGCTCACGGCGGGCAGGCTCCAGTTGCTGCCGCCCACGCCAGCCATCTTGCTTGGCTAGTTGCCCAAGGGTGCCAAGGGTGATGCCACCGCCGGACTTGAATCCGCGCCACTTGTGCTCGCAGTCACCGGGCTTGAACTTGGAGGATTGCGCAGACCATGTGATCCAATCCGCTAGCAGGGCATCGTCAACGCTGTGCAGCGCCATGCCCACTTCAAGCCACTGGTCATAGTCATCAGCGCGGCTGGGCTGCAGCGCTTCGAGATATGACCGGGCACGGGTGGCATCGTCGCTGCCAGCAGCACTCACCAATGGCAATGGCGCCTGCACGGGCTGTCGCAGCATGCGTGCTATCAGATCTGCCGGTGCCTCGGCAATGCCCAGATCGGCAGGTGAGCGCCCTGGCACCCAGCTATAACCAGAGGTCAGCGGGTGAGCGCCGGCGACAATGGACTGACAGCCGTTCCAGCGCAGCTCAACCTGCTCTGGCTTCCCTTCGCTGTCAGTGACGCCGGTTTTGTATTTGCGGGTACGGATGTCTGCCCAGTAGTGCTCGGGCACTTGGTAGATGATCTGAAACCGCCCGTCGCGGCCGCTGGTGACGGTCCATGACGGCGGCAATGAGCTGACCGGGATTCCCCAGTCGTCAAAAAGCCCGGAGGCAGATTTGCCATCGTGGTCAACGAATAGCAGGCCACCGCTTGGCGTGCCGCAGCAAACACCGATCGCCTTGGCGCGGCCGGACTTGAGTTCCTGCCCGAGTTTGGCGCGGGTGATGAAGTCCTTCTGCCAGTTGTCCATGTACGGACGCTTCTGGCCATCAACTGCCACATAGGACCAATGGCGCGGCAGCGCTGCTAGCTGCCCGAGTAGGTCACTGCTCATGGTTCGCGGCGCCCGGTGGAGGGCAGTGACCGGCGCATGGCCTCCTCGATCACAAGTCTGATGACGGCGCTGCGGGATAGGCCAGCGGATCGGCGGGCGTCAAGCCAGCGGACCTGGTCGGGCGTGAACAAAACCGAGATGGGATGCACGTCTTCGGCGTGGGGCTTGCGCAGCTTAGCGACTCTCGCTAAGATTGCAAGGCATCGGCACCATCATGCAGCTCCGCCCTTACCAGCAACAACTGATCACCGACATCCGTTTGCAGTACCAGCTAGGCAAGCGGACAGTGCTGGCAGTGTTGCCCACTGGCGGTGGCAAGACCGTGTGCTTCGCCTACATCGCTGATGCCGCCAGCCGCAAAGGCAACCGTGTGCTAATCCTTGTGCATCGCGCGGAGCTGCTGGACCAGGCCAGCCGCAGCCTGCCGATGCACCACGGCATCATCGCCGCCAATCGCGCCATGGACCTGAGCCATGCGGTGCAGGTGGCCAGCGTGCAAACC